GCCTAGATGCCTGGGTAACCGTCGTGCATGCGATTGAGCCACGCGAGGACCGCGAAGCCGGCAAGCGCGACAAGTTCAACATGCCTTACCGGTCTTGCTACTTTGAGGTCGGCAGCGACCCTGGCAAGTATTTGAGCGAAGGCGGATACATGAAGTTCCCCGTGCTTGCGCCTCGATGGGCGACTGCCGGAGGCGACGTGTACGGGCACAGCCCTGGCATGGAAGCGCTTGGCGACGTGAAGCAGTTGCAGCACGAGCAGCTTCGCAAGGCCCAGGCAATCGACTACCAGACGAAGCCGCCGCTGCAGGCTCCGACGGCAATGAAGAGCCGCGAGATCGAGACGCTGCCCGGCGGCGTCACGTTCGTGGACTCGGCCAACCCGCAGGGTGGCATTCGGCCGGCGTGGGAGGTCGGCCTGAACCTGCAGTACCTGCTGAACGACATCCAAGATGTGCGCATGCGCATCAACTCGTCGTTCTACGCCGACCTGTTCTTGATGCTGGCAAACGCCACGGACACGCGCATGACGGCGACCGAGGTCGCTGAGCGGCACGAGGAAAAACTTCTTATGTTGGGTCCGGTGCTCGACCGGCTGCACTCCGAGTTGCTTGAGCCGCTGATCGACCTGACCTTCGATAACATGTTGAAGGCAAACATGTTGCCGCCGATTCCGCCGGAGTTGTCGGGCATGGACCTGAACATTGAGTTTGTGTCGATGCTGGCCCAGGCTCAGCGCGCGATCGGTACGAACAGCGTCGACCGGTTCACGGTGTCACTGGGCGCGGTTGCCCAGATGAAGCCCGAGGTCCTTGACAAGTTTGACGCTGACCAGTGGGCTGACGCTTACAGCCAGATGCTTGGCTTGGATCCCAGGATCATCGTTCCGAGCGAGCAGGTCGCCAGCATGCGCGAGGCCCGCAACGCTGCAATGGCTGCCAAGGAGCAGGCGGCCATGGCGCAGACTCAAAGCCAGTCGGTTGCCAACATTGGCAAGGCCGCGCAGAACCTGCCGATGCAGCCTCAGGACATCATTGGCATGTTCTCCGGCTACCAAAGCCCGACCCCGCTGGAGCTTGGGTGATTTCCGGTGCCCGTACTGCGCAGGGTAACCATACCTTCCCTGCGTGAGCCATTACGACCCGCATGACACCGCCGCACAAGATCGGGCAAGAGCCGAAAAGGCATTGCGCGACAGACTTGCTGCGGAATCGGAAGAAGCGGACATCAAGTGGCTGATGGGCAGCAAGCGGGGGCGTCGCATTTTGTGGCGTCTTCTGGATCAGAGCGGCGTGTTTCGGCTGTCGTTCAACACCAACGCGATGCAAATGGCATTCGCGGAAGGCACGCGAAACTTCGGCAATCGCATGCTTGCGATGATCCACACGCACTGCCCTGAGCACTACACCACCATGGTGAAGGAACACAATGATCGAACCGCAGAAGGCAGCCGCAACACCAACTGAAGGCAACGCCAATGCTCAGACCCTGGTCACCGGACCGGGGCAACAGCAGCAGCAGACGAGTCAGGGGCAGCCGGCGAACAATTCGCAGGCTCAGACTCCTAGCAGCAACGCCGCCGAGGCCAAGTCCTCTGCGGAGCCGTCGTATACGTTCACCTCCCCAGAGGGCGTGGAGTTCGACGCAAAGGTGCTCAGCACTTTTGGTGAAGCTGCAAAGGAACTGAAGCTCCAGCCGGATGCCGCGCAAAAGCTGCTCAACAAGGTCGCTCCCGCTATGCAGGCGCGACAGTCGGAGCAACTCGAACAGATGCGGAATGAGTGGCTCGAGGCCAGCAAGACGGACAAGGAATTCGGTGGTGAAAGGCTCACCGAAAACTTGACCGTGGCCAAGAAGGCACTCGACGCGTTTGGGTCGCCAGAATTGCGCACGCTGCTGAACGAGTCCGGCCTTGGAAACCACCCGGAAGTGATCCGGTTCTTCCTCAAGGCCGGCAAGGCGATCAGCGAAGACCGCTATGTCGGCGGCACCCGCACGGCTGGTAAGGGCAACCAGACGGGCGACTTCAATCAGTTGGCGGAAGCCCTCTACGGAAACAAGCAGCAGTAACGAATCATGGCTAATCTCACTCTTCTCGATTGGGCGAAGCGGACCGACCCCGAGGGTCGCATTCCGGTCGTCGCCGAACTCCTCAGCCAGACGAACGAAATCCTGACCGATGCCGTTTGGAAGGAAGGCAACCTTCCGACCGGCGACCGTGTCGTGATCCGGACGGGCCTCCCCGAGGTCTACTGGCGCGCGCTGAACGTTGGTATCCCGAATAGCAAGAGCACGACGGCTCAGGTCGACGAGGCTTGTGCGATTCTGGAGGCTCGCTCGGAGATCGACAAGGATCTCGCGATGCTCAATGGCAACACGGCCGCCTTCCGTCTTTCGGAAGACACCGCGTTCCTTGAGGCGATGAACCAGAAGTGGGCTTCGACGATGTTCTACGGCAACCCGCAGAACGATCCGAAGGAGTTCCTCGGTCTGGCGTCGCGCTACAGCAGCACCAGCGCCGTCAACGGCGAGAACATCATCAAGGCCACGGCCAGCACGTCTGGCACGTCGGTCTATCTGGTTTGCTGGGGCGACCAGACGGTCTATTGCCCGTTCCCGAAGGGCAGCAAGGCCGGCTTGATCCACGAGGATCTTGGCGAGCAGACGGTCTACAACGGCGACAACCGCATGCAGGCCCTGTCGACGCGCTACCAGTGGAAGGGTGGCCTTGTCGTCAAGGACTGGCGCTACGTCGTGCGCATCTGCAACATCCCGCTTGCGGATCTCAGCACGCAGACTGGTAGCCAGGAAACGAACGATGCCACGCTGCTGATCAAGCTGATGGCTCGCTCGCTGTACAAGCTGCCGCAGATGAAGATGGGCCGCTGCTCGTTCTACATGAACCGCGCTGTCCACTCTGGCCTTTCGATCCAGGCGATGGATCGTTCGAACGGTGTGCTGGATGTTCAGCGCAGTGTCACTCAGTTTGGCCAGCCGCACTCGTGGCTGACCTTCCTTGGCGTTCCGATTCGCTGCTGCGACTCGATCGTCAACAACGAACCGGCCGTCAACTGATAGGAGCAACTACCATGTACATCGATAACGACCTGACGCTGCAGAACCCGGCGATCACCACGACGTCGGCTTCTCCTGGCACTTCTTACATGAGTGCCTCTATCGACCTGTCGCAGATCCGTGACGTTGCTGAAGGCCATCAGCTGAAGCTTGTCACGACCATGACGGGTGGATTCACGAATGCCGACCTTTTTTCTGGGGTTCGCGCTGTGCTTTCCACTGCGGATACCCCTACCGTTGCCGGTGCATACTCGGCTCCGACCAACGAAACCGCGTTGCTTGACCTGCTGAACCCCAGTGGAACGTCGCTCGCCGGTGCTACTGTTGCTGGCCTGAAGGTTCAAACGGTTCTGCCGCTTCCTCACCCTGTCACGGGTGGCTTGGCGACTCCGGGCAGCAAGCACCAGCGGTACATGTTCGTGCGCTACTACGCTATCAGCGCAAGCGCGACGGCGTTCACCGGCAGCAACGCCGGCAACCTGCAGACGAACATCGTGCTCGACGCGCAGGACGGCGTGACGTTCTACCCGAACGCGTACGACACGCTGCCGAACCCGGTCTAATAGCCGGAAGCTAAAAATGCATGCAGGGTGAACCACCTGCATGCATTGTCGATCGACGAGGGGTCTGCGCCTGGGCGATGGCGTAGACAGCTGCCGCTTGTGGTTCAGCAGGCGGCAGCGTTTTTGCCTACAACATGACGGTCAACCGCGATCTTGGCCCCACAGGCACTCCCTCAAATCCGGCTCAGGCTTGGACGCTGCCGTATTACACGCAAACGCGAGCAAGCTCTCGGTTTGTCGCTGCGGTAGATATTGGAGCCGGCAATTTTCAGTTCAACCATGTCTATGGCTTTGGCCAGACAGGAACAGAAACTGAACGCGGTCGTCCGGTCGGGGATCCTGATGGCGCAGGACAGCCTTTTGCTACTGCCTCGTGGAATGCCGGGGATCGCGTAGAAGCCTCATGGATGGGCTTTAGCGCCAACCAGTCCGTTACGGTCTCGATTGGCCTGCGGTCTGGCCCTATTACGTCCTATTCGATCTACCCGCAAAACATATCTGTCTCGCCGAGCATTGCAGCGGGCTTGCTATTCATCACTGTTCCTCAGGACACGCGCCTGTTGATTGAGGTGAACGGCAACACAAAAGACACTCTGTGTGTGTTCAATGACCCACTGCAGACAGACTTGATCGTAGATCCGACGCCCGGCAATTCGACGATCGTCACAGTGTCTTCGCAGGCTCAGCTTGCTTCTTTGTATAGCTCTGGCATCCCTGGCGGCACCACCTCCAATTACTTGGTCGTGGTGTTGGAGCCAGGGATTTACTTTGCTCCTACTGTAGCAAACTCTGCTAGAGCGCCTCTCGGAGGGGATTACGCCGACATCAGCAGAGAGCTCGATCACATGCTGTTGCCGTTTGGGCCGTTTTGCGTGCTGCATCTAAAGCGCGGCGCATGGTTTGTTGGCAGCTTTGACATGCGCGCCAGCAACAACATGACGATTACAGGCCCAGGCGTCATTAGCGGGGAATGGTCAACGTACTCTGACCTCCTAGACAAGCTGCAAGGCAACCAAAATCAGTATCAGAGCCCCCCAGGCGTCGGAGGTAACTTCCTGACGTTTTTTGAGCAGGTTGCTTGGAATGCTTTTCTCGGAACTACGTACAACGACAACGACTTCACGTTTCCAGACAACAATCTAAGCAACGTCACGGTTGTTGGAACGCCGTTCCATACTTCTGCCGGGCCATTCAATACCTTCACGCGAGTCAAGATTATCTCGCATTGGTATTTCAACAACGACGGCTTGACGGGCCTTACACTGAATCCAAGCAACGGAACGCGCTCTAGCACAAACTGTTTTGTGATGAGCGGAGACGACGCTGCTGTATTGGATTTCAATTTTGGCAAAACGTACGTTACGAATTGCCACTTGATCGCCTACGGCGGTGCGCCAATTCAGCTTGGCTATTTTTCTAATCCGCCAGATACGTTCGACGCCAGCAACACTCGCGTAGTAACGAATTGCGTTGCGCAATCGCGAGCTCACAACATCCCGGCCGGACGCGACCTATTTACGGGAAAGACTACGGCCGAACTTATTCCAGCAAATGGAACCAATAACTGGTCAGTAGAAGACCAAGGTCCTACATCGAACTGGTACGAGTACGGACCGTACGCCGCCCCTGCGTCGTACACTGAATCCATCATCAAGCTGTGGGTTGATGGAAGCAATTCAGACCCATCTACGTGGGGCAAGTTCAATTGCACTGTAGATGGCCTCCGCGTCGAAGGCGCGGTTCCCAGAGCCTTGTTCACTATCGAGAACTGCTTCTATCCTTTCGGAGCAGTTTCGTCGCAGAATGCTTCGCAGCCGCTGCAAGAAGACAAGGCCGGAAATGCAGCCAACATCTTTCTGAAGAACATCACAGTGGCTCAAACGCCGCAGTGGCGGTCACGGCTAATTGGCCGCGATAAGCAAAACACGCCGCACGATGTCTATTTCAGCAACGTGGTCATCAATGGCGCATTGCTTACCGGCAAAAACTGGGAGCAGTTTGTTTGGCAGAACTGGACTCCGTACAACATCTTTGTAGAGGGAAGAGCTTTGGTCACTGCACTTGACATCTGCAACTTGGCTTTGTCACACATTGGCGAATCAGCCGTAGTGTCAAGCATCTCTCCCCCCGATGGCTC